AAATCCTCTTAATGCAAATAAAATATAATTAAAATCAAATACTGTTAAATCATCAACAGAGATGTCACTAATTAAACAATTAGAAACTAATCTTTTTAATGCAGAACCATCTTTTAAATATCTTTGAGTAGTTAAAACTTTTTCATCATGACCTTTTAGCTCTCTTATTCTTATTTTACCATTTAAAATATCTTCGTCTTTAGTAATAGTTCTATAAGGAATACCTTTTGAAGGAAGAGGAATTAATTCTTCTTCAGTAGGAATGAAATTTGTTCCTGTATTTTTTCTTATATTTTGAACAAATTCTTTATCGCCTAATCTTTCTAATACTTCTAAATTATCTATTTTTTTAGACATGATTTTTCTCCTTTTATTATATATATAAGTTAATAAAAGGAGAAAAAAATAAAAATTAAACTACATTTGGATATGTAGTATCTGTAGTTCTACTACCAACAGTAGTCGACTCATCACCATCAACAGCATAATCATATTTAAAGTTAACAGCAACTTCACATATACCTTCATCAGTATAATCAACTGTACCATAATCAACATCCGTCGGCCAAATCCAAAAAACATGAAATGTTTGAATAACTGTTCCTTTAGGATCTAACATAGCTACAGTTGCATTTGTTTTATAATCTAAAGCATAACCTTGCATACCAGTTAAAGGATCATATACTTCTTTTTTCCAGTTTTTCATTATTGTAAACGCTGAAGGTTCATTACTTTTTGTTATGAAATCATAAAATGTAAAAGGTAAATCATTCCATGTAGGACCACCAGCAAATGTCCATTTTTCATTTAATCTTTTGACTTGTGCATCTGCTCCAAATGTTACTTTTGGTTTAGTTCCTGATTTCGCATAAAACGATAATTTGGAACCTACTCCATCATTACCATCTCCAGGAATTGAATCAAATGAAACAAACCATCTATTTTTTCTTTTAGGTTCTAATTTAGCACTGTTTGATGTGCTTAATACTATTCCCATTTATTTCCTCCTATTTATTATTTAGGCTAATTAAAAAATTAGCCTATTTCTTAACCTAATGTTACACCTTGTTTAGTAACTCCGAAAGTAACTTCAATAGCTTCTATTGCATTTACTGGAGTAATTCTAACAAGTCCTGCCATAATATATTGATCTTGAAGTGATGCAGTTGTTGTTGTTTCATCAAATATTATTTGATATTGTGAAACTCCACCACCTTGTCTTATTGGTTCCCAAATATTAGTTATATCGATTGTTGCATTTACCCAACTATCTGGACTATTTGGTTCAAACATATATTTTCTTAATGCTTCTCTCATCAGTTTCTTAGCATATATTGTCATTCTTCTAACATTTAATCTACTTAAAGCAGAAGGAAGTCTTAATAATGTTTTTTGTCCCCAAAGAACTGTTCCGACTCCTGTAAAATCAACAATAGGATTAACATTTAAATTACCATTAATATCATATATTTTATCTCTTTCAGATTGATCTGGACTATATTCTATTTCTAATACATTTACTACACCTCTTCTTAATCCTGCTGGAATTGCCCAATGACTAAAATCAGTATCTATTTGAGTTAATTTTCCAACCATTAATGCTGAAGGTGGACACCATATTTGTTCTTCATTATCTTCATCTTGTAATTTTACCCAACTCCAAAATAATGATAAATATGAATTATTTATAGCACTTGTAGGAGCACCAGAAGCTTTATATTTTCCATTATGCCAATCAGCAATATCATCTACATCTAATCCAAAAGGAGGGTCAACTAAATAAAGTATATCCTGTCTATATTGATTAGCAATCATATTTATAGCTGAATTAATTACAGAAATAGCACTAATACCAGGAGTTGCCAAAATATGTGGATTGTATATTTCAGGATTAGAATATTTTTGAATACCTCTCTGAAATAATACTTCAATATTCCCTGTAGAAGTAGGAACTCCATTATTTCCACCTTTTAAATATAAAGTAGAAGAAGGAATTATATATGTTCCTGTTGTTGGATTAGATGGACTAAAAGCAGTATCTTCATCCAAAGTACTATCTGTATCAGCACAATACCATTCAACTGAAATATAATCTGAACCACCATTAGCAGAATCAGCATTTATAACAGTCATAAACCAATTTTCATCTGCTCTATTATATGAAACATCAGAAAAAGTTTCAACTAATACATTATTATAATATACTTCTATAATATTGGAATATTTATTATCCATTGTACCTGAAAGATCTTCTTCCGTTTTAAAAATTAAATAACAACCCGTTTCTTCATCAGAATTCCAAGCAGCAGCAGTTCCTTTTTCTTTAAAAAGAAATTTGAACATACTATTTACAGTACCATTATTACCCTCAGCAATATCAGTAGTTGTACTCCATACTGTTGATAAAAATACAGTTGTTCTTGAATTATTAGCAGGAGCTAGTTCAAACTCGCCATCATCAGAATTTATCCATAATAAAGAGTCTTCAGCACCAGTAACTTCTGAGTTAAGTTTTAAATAAGTATTTTCAGATAACTCAGCATATACTACACTAGTAGTTCCTCTTTCTGCATTTAAAGAATAATTGATTGAATTAAGTATTTCCGTTCTTGTTGCTTTTTCTGCTCCTACTACAGTTGTCGGTACAGCTGTGAAAAAGAAAGCAGCAGCGTTGTTTGTCGAACCAGCAGCGATTACCATATCTGATAATCTACCTTCTGTTTTAGAAATTAATACTAATTTATCTTCGTCATCAAAATAAGCTTCTAAATAATCACCTATTGAAAGATTTATTTTTGCTATTACTGTTGACATTGAAGGAACATAATCCTCTCCAATAGTAGAAGTTACATCAATAAAACCTGTTAATAATGAAAATAAGTTATTTACCCCCGTAGTTGTATCTAATACAATTTCAGAACTAGCTTTTTTAGTAATAGATGTTATCACTAATTTTCCACCAGTAATAGATGCAACATAATCTGAACTTAATTTATTTAATTCATAAACAAGATCAGAATATTTAGATAATTTCCATCCTGGAATATCATCACCAGGAGCACCTGCTACACCATCTATATCTATTATAACTGTATATTTAGTTCCATCAGTTCCAGCATCACTTATAGGAGCTTCTGTAACTACTAAGTTTAAAGTTGATAATAAATCATTAGATGTACCAACATCTATTTCTATTGTTGATTCTGTTCCTTTATATGTTTCACTTATAGAAGTAAATGTTACTTTAGTAGTTGATACTGAAGCTACTAATTCATTTATTCCTAAACTTCGTAAAGCAGTATTTATTTTTGTTATTACATCTTCATATGTATCAGAAGTATTTCCATTTATACTAACTGTTTGAGCTGTTACTATTCCATTAAAATCAGAAACTATGAAACTATAAGTAACACCAGTAGTTAATCCAGCATTATCTGTAACTACAATAGGACTAGAATCGAAAGCAAATTCTACTACAGCATTAGTAGAATCATCCACTAATCCAGTAGTTGTATCTGCTGTTATAGATGTTGATAAATTAACTGTAGAATAACCTGATTTTGCAGATAATCCTAAATTACCAGTAACATCTACATCTTTAGATATAACCTCTACGCCATCATTATCATTTATTGTTATATTAATATTATATGACTCTTCGTTAAATCCTGCTGTAATAGAAGGAGCATATGCCACATCACCAAAAGCTTTTGCTTTAGTTTTTGAAGCAATGTCAACTAATATAGGATCTTCATCTTGGTCAATTACGAATTTAAGATTATAATTATTTGTTAAGTTTATATCATCAGCTGACAAATCAACATTTCCAGTAATACTTGCTTTCGAAGGTTCGACATAGTTTCCAAATTGTTTACCATTAAATGTTAATACTCCATTTTCTTCTGTTACTAAAATTGAATCATCAACACCTGTTCCAATTGTTTTAAAATATAATAAATTATCTGTTGAATAACTAGTTACTTTTCCTGCTAAAATTGTTGATGATGCTATTTTATTATTAATTTCAACAATCAAGTCTTCTATTGTATATCCAGAAAATAAATCAATAGAAATAGAATCTTCATATTCTACATGATTAATATCCAACACTATATCAAATACAGCTGCTGCATTTGATG